GCTCAGAATGAAGTGTGTGCAATTGTAGAGAAAGCAGATGGAACATATGTAGCTCTTGGATTCGGTGAAGGTCTACAAGTGAACGATGGATCAGAATATACTTCTGGAGTATTGAAGTCTGACCGATTAGGTCATTCAATTACTTTAGCAGGATTAGAGAATGATGAAGTTCCTGACGTAGATGCAACTGTATACGCTACATTGTTAACTCAACAATCTCCGGCTATCTAATAGTTAATTGAAACCAATAAAAGAGAGGGAGGGGTATATCCCTTCCTTTTTTTTTTTAAATTAGCACTATGAAAATTAAAGAGAATTTAATAGGTGCAAAAGTGAAAAGCACATTCCTGGACAAATGGGTAACTATTGAAGAGGGAAAAGAGGATCTGTATGTGAGTATGGGCCTAATGGATATTTTTGAGGATGAATCTCCAAAAATCAAAAAGAATGCTAAGAATAGAAAGAAATCAGACGAGCTCACTGATAGTGACAGTGACAGAGCTTCAGACATTGACAGCTCCCCATTGGCTCTTTGAGTTCATTGATGAGCAATCTCAGCAGTCTGTGCATTGCATTCTGGATAATATATCTCAAAGCACTTCCAGATATGATGAATTCCAGATCACTGATGGAGTAGATGTTACGTTCCCATATGCAGGATTCTATACATACAGAATATATGAACAAACATCTGACAGCAATCTTGATCCAGCTCTTGCAGGATCTTTATGTGAGGAGGGCAGAGCTCATATATTTGAAGTATTCCCTTCTGATAATGAATACGATCAACCATTAACAAACTATATATATGAATAAGATCAGCAGCATCTCATTCTCAAAGAGCTTCCAACAGCCCACTGAAGAGAAAGATCGTCAGAGAGGCTTCATGAAGTGGGGTAAAAAGAACGATTATCCTTTTTTCTTGATAGAGCTCCTTCAAGGATCTGCATGGCATCAAGGAATCATCAAGAATAAGACGTATTATATCGCTGGAGGTGGCCTTGAAATTACTTCAGGAGATGCGACTTCTTTCTTGAATAACATTTTCAGCGACTTCGATATGAATGAAGTTGCTCAGAGAATGACTTTTGATTTTGAGCTATTCGGAGCAATGGCAGTGATCGGTACCTGGAACAGAGAAGGGACTAAGGTTGCCAGATGGGAGCACATTGATATTGATGCTATCCGTATCAGTGAGGATGAGAAGAGATACTATGTATCTGATGACTGGTCAGCATTCCAACAGACTCCAGAAAGTACGAACTTCAGAGAGTATCCTGCACTTGATGAGAAGAACAGATCAGGATCATTTATCCTATATTACAAGGAGCCAGCAAAGCAGGCCAAAGGTGAGAAGGGTATCTATCCAAAGCCTCCATATGTTGGAGGTATTCCTGCTATTCAGACTGATGTTGATATCAGTAAATTCCATATGTATGAGATACAGAATGGAATGAAGGCAGGGACCTTGATCAATCTTGCAAATGGTTTTCCGGAATCAGCTGAGGAGGAAAGAAAAATAAAAGAACAGATCAAAGGAAGGACTCAATCTGTTGAAGATGCTGGTGAGATCATCATCACCTTCTCTGATGGTCCAGATCAAGCTCCTTCAGTGTTGTCATTGAATGGGAATAATCTACCTGAAAGATATGCAATGACTGAAAAGTCAGTTCAGCAGAATATCCTGGTATCTCATTCAATCACTGCTCCTACATTATTCGGAATCATTCAAGAGGGATCATTCAATGCAGCGGAATCAGCTGACTTATTTGAGATCTTCAAGATGACTTATGTTCATGCTCGACAGAAGCAGATTGAATGGATGATCAACTATATGGCAAAGCTATCCGGATCAGTTGCTACTTTAAAGCTTGCAGGTGTTAAGCCTATTGGAGTTGCTGCTCCTGAGCCTGCTCCAGTGGTTCAGAGTTCATCATGTTCATTCAGTTCCAATGATGATGAGATTGAGATATTCTCAGAATATGGAGAGCCTGCTCACAAATATCATGTATTAAAAACTAATATCATTGAATGGGATACCCCTGCTGAGGAGGTATTCAAAAATGAGAGCATGATGTTTGCAACTATTGGACAGATATCAGCAGGATTGACAGGACTTGATAAGTCAGTATTATCATTACTTCAAGAGGGTGAAGATGGTCCATCAATTGCGAAGGCCACAAATACAACTATTCAGCAAGTTGCTGAGTCTATTAATAAGCTGAGCAATCTTGATATCATTGTGAAGGGGGAGGTCACTGAGCTGGGAAAGTCATTGCTCAAGGAAGTTGAAACTCCTGCAGATAGATTTCAAGTGGTATACACTTATCAGGAAAGACCAGGAGTCCCTCCAGTGAAAACTACTTCAAGAGATTTCTGTCTGAGACTTCTTGGATTAAGCAGGTTATATACTCGACAGGACATTGAGACAATTGGATCAAGAGTGAATAGAGATGTATGGAGATACAGAGGAGGCTGGTATAATAATCCAAAGACTGGAGCAACTACTCCATACTGTAGACATATATGGGTGCAGCAACTTGTAATAAAGAAATAATATGAACTATCTTATATCAGTAGAGAATTTAAAGAAGTTAGGACTGATTCATAACAATACAGATACTAAACTTCTTGCAGTAGCAATCAAAAGAAGTCAAGATATGCACGTTCAGCCTGCACTCGGCACTCCTTTATATAAGGCTCTTCTTTTGAGGGTGCAGAATAATGACTGGACTGATGCTAATTATGTCACTCTGATGAATGAATATGTGCTCCCTTGCTTGGTTGCATTCGTTGATTATAGAGCATCTGTATTGCTTAATGAGAAGCTAACAAATAAAGCAGTAGGAAGATCACAGGATGAATATCAGAATGCGAATACAGATGATGAGCAAACTGCATTCAGAGATCTATTGAGAAAGGATGCATACTTCTACAAGGAGAGATTGATCGGTCATCTTATGGATGATCAAGGACAGAAGTATCCTGAGTATATTGAAGGATGCGAGGACCTTACTTGTAATGAGAATGTGACAAAAGACAGAACAGGATACAAGCCCACAGGATGGATAATTTAAAGAAGCCTTTTGTACCGACAAAAAAGCAACTTGATAAACTTAAAAAATATCTGAGTAAGCATGGAAAAGACTCTCAATCAGCTCATGAAAGAGCTGGAGATAATAGCTCAAGAGCACAGGCAAATAAATGAATTCTTTCAAGGTGACTTCCTTGATGCTATCTCCAGAGATTCTGCTCAGTATCCTTTAATGGTTGCTACTCTTCAGCCCGGAGGAATGGCTGAGGGATATGTCAGAGTGAATGTGGTCCTGACTATTTGTGACAAATATAATCTGCAAGAATATCGGCAGATGAATGAGGTGCATTCAGATTGCTTGAGCATCTGTAATGATATCAAGACTACAATGCTTCAGTATAGATGGACTGAATTCTCTGACCTACTTTCTGAGATTGCATCTGATCCATTCATCAACAGAGGGCAGGATATGGTTGCAGGATGGACCATGAATGTAGCTTTCACAATTTATGATAATGAAGATTGGTGTGCTATCCCTTATGATGATTATGACTTTGAGAATGGATTCACTCCTACTCCTGGAGGAGATTGTGATCCTGCTTCATATGTGGTCCAATATGAGAATGGTGATCCTATCTCCAGCGGAAGCATAGCAAGTGGAGCAAGTGCATTGATAGAGGTGCCTAATTGCACTGCACCCGTTGGAGCTACACTGATGAAGACGGGACAGACTACTTCGTATAGAACGGGAGACGATGGAGATATAGAAGCAGGTAGAGAAACAGACTTTTTTACACTTGCATCTAATAATCCATTCAGCACTCTTGACAGATTCACGGACGAGTTAGGAGGTCAGACTTACACCAATGACATCGTTATAGATTGGTCTACTTATGACAATGTAGCAGAAACCGTTTTGGGCTATACCCGTAATTTTGTAACAAATGGAAAGAATTGGAACGACTCAATAGATGATTGTTTCGCTTATTCAGTAGGAACATTTACGAGCGGTTGGAAGATGCCTAATATTAGAGAATTGGTACACATTAAAAGTATAGACAATGGTATAACTTACAGCCCTTTTAATTTTACGGGTGCGCTTGTTATATTTTCGTCAACTAACGACTCGTCTTCTTGTTCTTTTGCTGGTTCTTCGGGAGGTACTAATTTTTCTGGGAGTACAAGTAAGACTACTACTACAGGTAGAAGGGCTATAGCCGTACGCATATTTACCGTATCAGGAACATCACTAACATAATATGAAATATATATTCCCACAATTCAAAGTAGAGATAGTTGATCCAGTGATCAGCATAGATCTCAACACAATCCATGACAAAGCATTGGATAAGATTCTCGCTATAGATGTAACATTGACAACTGACTCTGCAAAATTCGGAGTGAGAGCTGAAGATATGCCATATGATGACAGCTGGGAGGATTCAGATATCCCTTCAATGGTTGATACTTGGATAAAGCGATATGAACAAGCCTAATAAATTTCAAGAGCTTCAAGATCAGATTGATAGCATCAATCCTGGAGGAGGGGTAAGTGATGGAGATAAAGGTGATATAACAGTCAGCTCAAGCGGTTCAGTATGGACCATTGACTCAGGAGCTGTAGATGATGGAAAAATCGCATCAGGAATCACTGCAAGCAAGATCACTGAAGATTCAACGCATAGATTTACAACTGACTCAGAGAAGTCAACCTGGAATGCTAAACAGGATGCTCTTGGATTCACTCCGGTGACAGAAGCAAGGACCTTGACAATCAATGGTACTGCTTATGATCTCTCAGCGGATAGATCATGGAATGTATCATCAGCTCCAGCATCAGGAACTATGATTCTATTATATGCTGATGAAGTGGATGCTACAGGAATCGGATCTCAATTGAGTGTAAAAAGTTATACGGTACCAGCAAATACATATTCTTTGATTATGGTCGAAGCTGAAGTATCATTTAGAGGTGCAGCAAATGCTGACAATGAATTAAGCTACAGACTAATGAATGGAACGACAATAAATAGGGAATTTAGATTAAAACAAGATGCAACAGGTACAGGTGATACTTGGATTTTAGGAGGTTCTTTAAAGTTCAGCGAACCTTTTACATCAGGTGGCTTATTAGATGTAGATGTGATTGTTATTAATGGTGTAAACTTCTCATGGACTGTTCACTCATTTAGAGTCTTTGGTATAGTATAATTGTGAACACTTTTACATATTAAGTATATATACTTAAAATGACAACATTCATCAAAACTATATTATTCTCAATCATTGCTTTCTTTGCTCCTGTAGGATTGATCATGATGACTATCATGCTTGCTGTATTTGCAGATACTATCACAGCAGTAGCATTGACAAATAAAAAATTCAATTCAAAATCATTGAGAATAGGACTTATCTCCAAGATGATTAGCTATGAAGCTGCTGTACTTCTTTTCTTCCTCATTGACTATACCATGATCAATGATGCTATGTTGACAGTATTCTCTGTTCCTTATGTACTGACCAAAATCGTAGGACTTTTCATCATTGGAATTGAAGTGATCAGCATGGATGAGAAGATCAGAGTAAGATATGGAGATGACAAAGGAGTGATTCAAAGATTCAAGAACTTTATCAAGTCTATAAAGAAGATTAAAGACAGCCTATGAGAATCCTTCTGCTCTTAATATTTCTGAGCAGTTGCACAGCTCAATACCATCTTAACAAATACCAGGCGAAAGGTGGGATATGTGGAAGGATCGATACTATCAGAGTCACAAAGTATGATACTATCAATCACAGATACTACTATCAAGATTCAGTATTCATAGTTAATGACAGAGTCATCCCTCAGACCAGGCAGGAGATCAGGTACGAATACAAATTTAAGCGTGATACTATAAAACTGAAGGAGACTGAAATAAAATATATATATAAGCAGCAGAAAGCTGAGATAAAAAAAGAGAAGTCAAGATCAACTCCTTTGAATTTATTCCTTATTTTATTGATCATGATTGCTGTTATTATTATTTCCTTTAAATTCAGCAAATGAATATAATTGATAAGTATATTGCATTTACAAAGAAATGGGAAGGAGGTCTATCTGGAGATCTCAATGACTCAGCATCTTCTCATATGTGTCCCACTCCATTAAAAGGAAAGCACTATCATACAAACATAGGAATCACTTATGCTGTATGGCGTGCAAAGCATGGACCTACTCAGGATCATCGATTTTTGAATATGAATTCTCAGGATTGGTTTGAGATATTCAAAGAGGGATATTGGGATACAATGAGAGCTGATGAATTTGACTCTAAGGAGGTCGCTGTATTCGTTACAGGAATGTGCTGGGGTAGTGGCAAGAGACAAGCAACAAAATCACTCCAGCAGGCTATAATTAACTCAGGAGTGACTGTGGTTAAAGATGGAGAGCTCGGTCCTAAAACAATCGCAGCAGCAAATTCAATAGATCCTCAGAAGCTCTTTGATGCATTAACGAATGAAAGAGAGAGATTTTTCAAGGCCATAGCTAAACCAGGAAGCAAGAATGCTAAATTTTTGAAAGGATGGCTCCGAAGATTAGAGGACTATAGATCCACATTCAGACCTTAATATGTCAAAAAAAGAAACTTATTTATCAGATATTGTCAAGGAGATACTTGAGAAATATCCAAAAGCCAGCACTCTATCTCTTGCAAAGATATTGCATGAATCTTATCCTATTGACTTTACATCAGTTGAAAATGCGAGATCAATAATCAGAAGATTGAGAGGTGAGCGTATTAAGCCTACAAAGAATCCAATATCAAAGAGAACAGCTGAGGAGAAGAAAAAAGCTCAAGGATGGAATAAAATTCCAGAATCAGACTATAAGACTATTGATCCATTCATAATCCCAACAGGGCAAAATAGAATCTTATTGCTCACTGATATTCATTTGCCCTATCATGATGAGGAAGCTCTGAGTATTGCCCTTGAATGGGGATATGAGAGGAAGCCCAATGCAATCATATTGAATGGAGATACCATTGATATGTATCAAGCATCAAGATTCATAAAGGATAGAAGATTGAGAGATCTTGCAGGAGAGCTGGATATGACCAGAGACTTTCTCAGACAATTGAGAGAGCAGTTTGACTGCCCTGTATATTTTAAGATCGGTAATCATGAGGCAAGGTGGGAGAACTATTTAAAGACAGTTGCTCCTGAGCTCTTAGGGATTGCAGATTTTGAACTTGATAATATTCTCAGATTCGGTGAGCTTGGAGTCACTCTGATCAAAGACAAGCAGATGATCAAAGCAGGCAAGCTCAATATTTTGCATGGTCATGAATTCGGTCATAGTGTATTCTCTCCTGTGAATGCTGCGAGAGGATTATACATGAGAGCTAAAGCATCATCAATCATTGGCCATCATCATCAGACCTCAGAACATTCAGAGAAGGATCTCATGAATGAAGTAGTCACTACCTGGTCAGTTGGTTGTTTGTGCGGAATATCTCCGGAGTATATGCCATATAATAAGTGGAATCATGGTTTTGCATGGATTGAAACTCATCAGAATGGGGACTTTGAAGTAAAAAATCTCAGAATAATTAATGGAAAGGTGAGATAAAACAACTTTTTTCTTATATTTACGTCTATTCATAAACTTTTTTCTCAGTAGTTAGGTGTTGAAGCCCTCCAGAAATGGGGGGTTTTTTATTCTTGTTAAAATATTAACGCAATTTAATCAACATTTTTTTAATAATTATTTGCATATAT